GAGACCGTAAGCAAGAGCAAACAGCTTACTACTGTTGGAAGCATCCGCTTCAATCAGCATTTTGGCATTATGGGCATCAAGCGGACAGGTATATGTGGACGCATCGGTGTTTAGCTTCCGTACGTAGAGCTTCGCCGCCTCAAGCAGCTCGTCCTCAGCAAGATTTACATATGCCTCGTCGATGACCGACACGTCTATGCCGGTGATCACGAACTTGTCGCCGGGATGTGGGCGGAGTATCTCGTTGGGGAGGCCTGTTTTGTCGTCACGGACAATTTCCCAGGCCCATACGGATGTGCCGTCGTCCTTGCGGAGCTCTTTGGGATTTACCTTGAACGTCAGACCGCTAAGAAGCCCTCCGGCAACTTCGGGATGTTTCGGCGTGCCCACCACGATGGATGCGTCACCGGGATACGCATCCTTGTCACTCTGCGTCCAGCGGTCAACATCAAGGAACGTTATCTCGGCATCGATATCCGGGATGAGATAACGGTCGCTGCGCCACGGTCGCTGTGGATTGAACACCTTGGATTCCACGCAGAGGTATGTCGTGTATGGCATGCGGCTTTCTGTGCCGTCATCGTTCTCCTGCATGTAGTGCGCAGTGCCTGTCTGTATCTCCTCGGCCACCATCTCGGCCCGTGGATAGATGTCATCAAACACGACCACGTCTTCCACCGCCCTCGGCAGCGGAAGCGTCGGAGTCTCGCTTGACGGCATGGTATCCTCTATGCTGTCGATATACGGCTTGCGTCGGCTTTCGGGAAGCATCAGACGGCGTGTGACCACACCGTTCTTTATAATGTCGTCCATCCCGTCGTAGGCACTGTAGCGTTCAGAGAAATAGCTTGATTTGACCTTGAAGGGAAGGAGTTGTCCGGAAGGTATGCGGAACCGGCAGCCGGCAGCGATGCGTGGGTCTGACGGATTGGGCATCTTCAGACGGTTGCGTCCGGCTGCATCATCGGTCATCGAGGGGTTGAACACGCAGCCGGTTATCGGTGCGCCGTTGTCTGTGCCGTCCGCATTTATTGGCTGGACGGTTATGCCCGGGATAGAATACAGATCATTGCTCGCGCCGAACATCATGTTCCCGGCGGTGTCTACGTTAAGCTTGCCGAACTGGGTGGAATCTCCGCACGAATAGTATGCTGAAAAAGCCACTCTGACATCCGTGACATCGGAGGTGATGTCAACGCTCACACTTGACATGGTCCGCTCCGAGTTACCACCGCAAGTGGTGGGACACACGGTGCCGGAATCATTGTACAGAGTGACATCCGCCCCGTCGGATGAGCGACCAGACACTGTCATTGCATAGCGTACGATTACCGTACCGCTGCCGAAAGGCGTGGTAAAGTAGCATTTCAGGCGAAAGCGCGAACCGTCGACATGGAACGTTCCGGCACCGACCTTGCCGAGTGTCTTTGTCCATGCGAACAGCCTGTGTTCCTGTCCGTCCTTGGACGCTTTGGAGAAGTCGACAGCGCTGCCGCCCTGACCGGCAAATGGAGGGTAGCTGCCGCTTTTGTACGAGCGAGTCAGAGACTCGGCAAACCAGTCCCCGCGGAGGCATCGCACCGCATCCCAGATGCACCCGTCGCGGTTGTACGAGACATCAAACACAAGATCCTTGCGGTAACGCGGAGAAATGTTACGAGTGCCGCCGTAAGGGATGATGCGGTTGGCGTGCTTCTCCTGCGACTGATCGCGGGTCATGCCGTGGACGTTCTCTCCGTTTATGAAGTCCGCATATCCGAGCGTGTCCTTGAGGCATTTTCCGAGATACACGGTGTCACCCTCCACCCACCACTCGCACTCGAACGTCTCCGCAATCTGAGAGAGCGCGTCTATGATGTTAGTGCTGTCGTAGAGGATTGTCTTTGCAGCCACGCCCGCATGTTCCTCCATCACCACGCCTTTCCACTCCGTAGCAGCCCCGGTCTCGGGATGGTACAGGTAGGAAGTATCGGCACGCGCGAGGGTGTTGACGTTGGCTATGACCTGTTCAAGGTGCACCTGCGGCGTGGCAGTCAGCGTGAACGATGTCTCCTGTCCGCCTACCGCCGGCATGTAGCGCATGAGCTTGTTGCGCCACTTCATATACTGCGCCTCGAGTTTCAGCTCGTATTCATATGCGCAAGTGTCATCGTTGTATGCCGGATAATACGGCTCGCACAGCTCGAAGCGTCCCGCGCCGCTGACCATGCACCAGTCGCCGGTGTCGAAGCGCACGGCATCCGCCAGCTTGAACGGCAGCTGTATGCAGTCGTCCGCCATGAGCTTGCGTATGCGCTTCGCCCCGATGTTGGGGAGCGTCGACAGCAGCTCGTTTCCGTCGGTATCGTATACCGTTATGATGTTCTTGTCCTCAGCCATTGTTATGTGATAATCTGTCTGTGGGGTCTGGCTCGGTGAATCTGAGTACGAACTTTGCCAGACGTCCGTTATACTGGGTGTATTGGGTACAGCCTTTGTAGCACAGCCTGAATATCTGGAGGGGCATCCATGAGAATACCACTTCCACCACGGGTTTCTTCAGTTCGTTAAGCAGCTTCGTGTATTTTGCGAAAAATATCAGGGTGTTGGATGCCGTGATGGCTACATCGAGGCTGACATCGCGCTCCTTGTAGCGGTGTGTCCCTGAAGGCACAGTTATGTGCACCCCGTTCTCGAGGCGCGAGGAGTTGACTATGGGATCCTTGGTCTCCGGCGGTGACATAAGGGCGGCGAACACCTTTGTCCCGGGAATGAGCCCGAACTCGGTGCGCGCGTCCTTGCCGTTTATTCTCAGTGTCGGTCTGCTCATAAGCGTGATGTGTTGCGTTCGATGTTTGCCAGACGCGTCTCCATGCCCTTGAGGGCTTTGGTATGGTCCGATATGGTTTTCAGATGCTCGTTGGCTTCTGCGAGATGGAACAGGACTTCCTCATAGGTCACGCGCTGGCGGTCGGAAGCGGAGGCTATTGCAGCCAGCGAGTGCAGGTATGCCTCGTACTGGGCGCGTATGGCTTCCACTGTTATCTGTATCGCCGTCATGCGCCCCTCTATGGCATCGCCGGTGTCCTGGCTCATGCCCGACAGCGAGCGGCGTGTGGTGGACTGCATGGTGCTTTCGTCCCAGCCCATGGTTTCCATTATCTCGTTACGGCGGTCGATGATGGATTGCGACAGCGACATGTACTGCTCGCGGAGCTTTCGCTGCTCGGACGGCGTCAGCTCATTGTCCGACGACATCGCGGCTGCGAAATCTTCGTACCAGCGTTTCATGTCCTCGCGGTAGCTGTCGTTGAGGATGGAGTTGAACACTGCCTCCTTCATCATATCTTCGAAGCTCTTCGCGAATGCAGAGCTGTCAGCCTCCATGTCCTTCATAAGGTCAAGAAAGCCCGAGTGGATGTCGTCCACGCTGGTTCGCGTCTGGGTCTGACGCATCCGATCGAGTATCTCCTCGTACTGCCCGGCGTAGGCTATCATCTCGTCTATGTATGCCGAGGCATCATCCTTGCCCTTGGCGAGCTGGCTGCGTATCTCAGCCAGTGCGTTGGGAAATTTCTCCGCCAGTTCGCGCCACTGCTCGGGAGTGAGGTTCCACAGTCCGCCGGCATCACGGATGCCGAAATGCCGCAAAGCATCTGCCACGCCCCAGTCGTTGTCTTCCATCGCCTTGTTGACGTGATAAGTGCCGGAGTGCTGGCTGTGCGAACTGCGGTCGGCTGTGCGTCTGCCCAGAGACTGGGTCGTAGAGATCTGGGATGCCAGCATCCTCGCCTGTTCGGCGGCAATGTCGCCAGCCTGTTCGGCAGAAGCCTCGTCCATCTTGCTGGCGAGACGGTCAATGCTCTTGCGTAGCAGCTCGTTCGAGTGTTCGAGCCTTGTGCGGTCATCGTCAAGTGAGGGGTCGGAGTCTCCTCCGAGCAGCTCTCCGAGACCGAAACTTCCAAAGGTCAGCCCGTCAAGGATGTTCAGGAACAATCCGGAGACGTTCGACCAGATATTGCCGACTATGCCGGTGACGAGCGAGCCGTCAAACAGCTGGTCAAGCAGCTTATCGATGACTCCGAACACTTTGTCAAGAAGCCCGGTTATGAACTCCTCGGGGTTGTCACCCATGGAATCGAGGAGCTGGAGTATCGCGCCGATCAGTCCGCCTACCTTTGCCCCGAGTTCGCTTATCAGATCACCTGCACCCTCAGCATCATTTGAAAACGCGTTTATGATGCCGCAGACACCGTCCGCGAAGCCCTTGAGCGTGCCGTTGCCGAGGTTCTGCAGGGCGGATGCGAAGTTGTTGACGGCGCGGGTGGCGTTGTCGGTGGCTGTATTCAAGGCATTGCCTTTGTCGGACGCATCGCTGTCTGCATCCTTTTTGTCCGCATCTGTTTTTTCTTTATTTACACGTGCCGCCAGCAATTTCGCATATGCAATAATCCTGTCAGTCTGAGTTCCGCTGGTTAAGGTTTTTTCGTAATCCTCCTGTGCGGTTTCCAGTGCTTCTGTCGCTTCTTTAGCTCTGCGATTAGCCTCTGTGGCCCTGCGCATCGCTTCTTGGTACTCTTTGGTAAGACGTCCCAGCTCTCCCCAGTCTATGCCGGCAAACGATGGCGTGTCCACCTGTGCCTGAAGGCGGCTGCGAGCATCGTAATACTGTTTTTTATCGGTGGCAGGGAGCGACTTGAACTGAGGCGATGCCATCAGTTTCTCAAGGCGTTCGAGCGTAGGACGCAGGTAGGCGGATGCCGCGCCGCCGATGTTGCCGAACACGTCCGCCCAGTCGATGTCGTCCTGGATGCGGCGGAACTCCTCGCTGCCGATTCTGGCATCTCGTTCCTTGCCGAGACGCAGTGCCTCACCTTCGAGTCCTTTCTTGCGTGCCTCCTTGATTTTTTCGGCGTATTCCCGGGTGATAGCAAGCCGACGCTCCTCGATGGTGCCGTACTCGGCGAGATAGTTACGCATGGCATCCGCGGAGGCTTTCATGCTTTCACGCTGTATCTCCATTTCCGCTTTTGCCAGGGAGCGTGAGGCAAGGATGCGCGCTTCATCGATAGACGTGCGCTGGCTGTCGGTCAGACCGTCATCCCCGAGACCACGGGTCTTGGATTCGCGGTTGGCTTTTGCCCATTCGCGCTGCTGGCGGTCAAGCTCTGCCATGCGGTCGGCATGCTCCTGCCGCTGTGTGCGCAGTTTTTTCTCTGCACCCTCCTCCATAAGGCGTATCTCTTCCGCAGCGTTGCGCCGTGCGAGCTCGAGAGCTTCATCAGCGAGCTTCTGTCTCTGCTCCGCTTGCCGCTTCGCATTGCCGGCTGCCTTGTCGGCTGCCCGTGACGAGCTGATGTTCCATGCAGCAAGCTCTTTGTCAGCCTCTTTTATGAGGTTCTTGTAGTTGTTCCACTCCTTTGAACCCTCTTTGTCTTTGCCGAGCGCATCAAGCGCGGCCTGAGCCGTTTTTTTCTGGTTTTCCCAGTATGCCTTGTTCTGCACAGGCGGCGTGTAATCCTTGCCGTCCCGGGTGACATAGTTCTGCATCCGGCTGTTGGCGGAATCTGCCGCACTCTGGAGCGACTGCATGACGGTGTTGACACGCAGGGTGAGGCTCCAGTCGAGCGTTCCGCTGGCCGCCATCTGCTGTTTGATGCCCTCCATGTCGTGCCGGAGCTGCTCTGCCGAGGTGAGTGCTTTCTGTTTCTCGGCTGTGAATGTCAGGGGGTTGGCTACTTCCTTGCGCAGCGACTCTATGCGGTCGGCGATGGCTTTCTCGGCGGCTGCCATATCCTTGTCTGCCTGTGCCGGGTCTATAAGATGGCCGGGACGCATCTTGCCCGTCTTCGCCATCAGCGCGTCTGTCCATGAGGCGAAGGTGTCGAGACGTTCCTTGGCTGCTTCGTAGTCGGCCTGTGCCACTTTCAGCTTGACCTCCACCGGGGTCTCTGCCTCATACTTGGCAGCGAGGAACTTGCGGAGCTCACCCTCGGCGAGTTCAAGACTCTCGCGCAGTGCGGCGCGGTTATCATCGCCTCCGGACCACCATGCATCCCATGCACCACCCACACCGTGAGCTGATGCTATCTGCTTGGCCCTCCAGTTCACGCCCTGTCCGGCAACCAGTGTGCCGGCATAAGCCGGAGCAAAACCGATGGTTGCCTTATCCGCAGTTTCAAGATGTCGGTATAATCCCTCTATCTCCGTGATGGCATCCTTGATGTCGGCGACACGTTTACGCAGGACTTCCTCCTGCTGCGTGTCGGCGAAGGCGTTGACCCCCTTGTCTATCTCGGAGGTATCCACCGCAGCCATGTCCTGCCATGTATGGTAGATTTCCTTGAGTGTGGGCACTATGGAAGTGAGCGAGTCGAACGCCATCACCTTCTGAGTGGCTGTGGTGTTCTCGTCCTTGATGGTGGCTACAAGCGAGCGCACTTTCTGGCTGCGCTCGTCTGCTATCTTTGCCTGTCGTTCGCGCTCGTCGTTGTGTGCCTTGGCGGCGCGTGTGGCAGCATCGTCGGCTGTGACAAGCTTGTAAGTGACGTATGCCAGGGAGGCGACGGCTGCTGCCGCGAGAACGTACGGGTTGGCGAGCATGCTCAGCCCGAGCGCACGCGATGCCTTCCCGAGTGCCGCCTTGGCAGAGGCGAGGGTCAGGGTGGCACGTGTCTGACGCTGTTTCCCAACTGTGTTTATGTCAGTGTTGAGAGTCTCTAAGGCCGTGGCTGCTGCGTTCTCGCGCGACTTGGCAATCTCGAGCTGCTGGGCTGCCACTTTGCGGGCCTTGACGGCTGCGGAGCGTTCGTCTATGGCGTTGGCAAGGTTTTTCTGCGCGGATGCAACGGCCTCTACTCCGGGCTGTTGGAGAGCCACGCGGAGTTCCTCCTGACGTGCTCTGACTGCCTGTTTTGACGCGAGCGACCGCTGCAGGGCTGCGCGGTATGATTCTTTGGCGGCAACGGTGTCGGTGCGTGCCGCGGCAAGGGCTGCGGCACGACGGTCTCCCTCGGCGGCTATCTCTCCGCGCAATGCGGCTATCTGGGCGGCTCGGCTCTCGGTCAGTTCCCCCTTGGCAATCCTGAGCCTGAGGTCTGCATCTGCCTCGGCTGCCTTTGCCGGGACAAGACGCGACAGGGCTGCGATTTCTGCCTCAGCTGCGGCGTTTGCCATGGCGGCATGCGCCATAAGGGCGGCCTTTGCCGTACCGTATGTGGCGGCGAGCGTAATCAGTACCTCCCCGACGGTCTCATAATGCTTTACAAGCGTGTCGGCGGCATTGATGCCGGAGGAGATGATGCCTTCGGTGGACTCTCCCATGTTGTTGAGCATGTCGGAGAAATGTCCCTGGAGATTGCTGATAGCTCCGCGCATGGTGCGGCTCTGGCTCTCGAGCATCCCGTGGAACTTGCCTCCGGCGGCGGTTGCGGAGATGAAGGCATCCTCCACCATCTGCGCCGATATGCTGCCTGCCGACATCTCGTCCTTGAGGGTGGAGATGCTCTTGCCTGTCTTGGCTGATATTTCGGTCAGGGGGTTGAAGCCGGCGTTGATCATCTGGAGCAGGTCCTGGCCCATGAGCTTCCCGGTCGCGCTCATCTGGGCGAACGCGAGCGTCAGGGAGTTGAACTTGTCGCGGCTGCCCATCG